GGCTATGGACAGGCCGTGGTGGAAAGATGTTCATTTCGGTGTTATAGATGTCGCAGGATATCAACATCAGGCCATGTCTGCTCCCGCAGAAGTCTGGCTTGATAAGGCAGGGTTGTTTATGGACTCGGAAAAAGTAAAAATAAATGACGGAACTGAAAGATTAAAGTCTATGCTTAAAGTTGACCCCAAACATCACAGGCCAAAGCTGGTAATTAACCCTAAATGTAAAGGGGTTTTGTCAGAATTTGGTGCAGCCCCTAACCCCTTTGATGGACAGACTAAAGTTTACAAGTGGAAAACAGATAGGGATGGGAATATAGTTGGCAATCAGCCGGAAGATAAGTATAATCATGGAATTAAAGCTTTAATTTATGGCCTAATTAACCGTTTTGGTTACAGCCATATTGAGAATAGGAACACTATTCGTGTTAAAAGGTGGGCGTAATGGCACGAAAGAAAGTAAAACCTGAAGATATAATTAATAAAGTTGAAACACATTATGATTCCACAGAACCTTTAAGGTCAAGGATGGAGTCAGATTACTCTATTTACAGACTGGATCCCTATGATGCAGGTGACGGGTATCAGTCTTATACATCAAATGAACCTTCAACTTATGCAGATAAAATAATTTCCTTTTTATCTTCCTCTGAAATGGTTGCAAGAATACCCAACCTTACAGGAGACAGAGAAAAAAGAGAGAACAATAACAAGAAAGAAAGATTTTTCCTTGGTGCCCTCAGACACGCAGATGAAAGACTGACCAAACAAATGAAACCAACACTCAAAGCACAGATGGCATGGTTCATAACTCTCAGAGGATGGTTTGCAGGAAGAGCTTTAATTATGAAAGACAAGGATGAGAAAAGTTTTATTGATATAACTCCGTGGGATCCTATGCATACATACTGGGGAACAGGAGCAGACGGGCTACAATGGGCTTGTTATAAAGTAAAAAAATCCAAAGAACAAATAGAATCTGAATACAACATTAAACTTACCCGTAATGATGATTACGAAGACTGGATGGATGTATACGATTATTATGATAATGAAATAAACATGGTGGTTTTATCCAACGGAAGAGTGGCAAAGAAAGCCACCCCGCATGGTTCACCAAGGGTTCCCGTATTTTTGGGGCCTGTAGGAGCAACCCCCATGATACAGGCATTGAACGACCACGTTCCGATTGATGACACAATAGAAGATCACGGGGAATCCATATACAAACATAACAGAGACAGTTATCTGAATCACAATCATGTAATGTCTATTATGCTAGAGATGACCTCAAGGGCAAGAAAGCAGGGACTGAAAATAAAATCCAGGGACGGAATGAAGACACTCGATGAAGACCCTTATAAAGAAGGGACAGAAATATCTCTCGCCCAAGGCGAAGATATCGAGCCGTTAGGCTTGATGGAGATAGCTAAAGAAACTGGCTCTTTTATGGGGTTAGTGTCCGGCGAAATGCAAAGAGGTTCCGTCCCTCATTCTATATTCGGAGACCTACAGTTTCAGTTATCAGGGTTTGCAATAAATACTCTTAGACAGGGAATTGACAGCGTTCTTCAGCCAAGAATTGATGCCCTACAGATAGCGTACGCTTCAATATGTATGCTCCTTAATGACCAGTATCTCACAGAAGCTTTTGATACTATGGAATTGTCAGGACAGGATATGAACAGAGCTTATTTTAAAGAAGAAATAAAACCCTCAGATATAAAAAATTCCGGGGATATTATTATTACATTCGTCGGACAGCTTCCACAGGATGATATGTCCAAGATGAGCATGGCTCAGATAGCAAGGGAAGGAGAATCTCCATTACTTCCTGATATTTATATCAGAGATAAAATCCTTGGATTACAGGACACTGATGATATGGAAGATGCAATCAGAGAACAACAGGCAGAAAGGGTTTTACCCGAAGCTGCACTTTGGACTTTACTCTCTGCTGCAGAAGAAAGAGGAAGACCAGATCTTGCTCAGTTTTACTACGGAGAATTAGTTACTATATTAAACGAAAAATTAGCAAAGAGGCAGGAATCAATCATGGCTGCTCAACAGGCTATGCAACCTCAACCACCCCCACAGCAACAACAGGGATTACCTGGAATGGCTATGGGAGCAGGAGGAGCTGGCCCCACAGTAGACCCAAGAGCTATGCCTAATGCAATGATGGGAGTACCACCTCCCGTACCTACTCCTCAGGCGGGGCCTTTAGTCCCCCCTGGTCAACCAAGACCCGGAGCACTGTCTCCTGAGCAGATAGAATTATTAAGGGCAGAGGGCCCGGCACCCACAGGAGGGATATAATGCAACCATTTGAAGTTTTACAATTTGTACAAGAAAGATTTTCAGGAAAAGGCCCCCAGCTTGGGCACTTTATCGGAGATTTCGACGAACCACATAACACGCAAACTTACGGATCAGCCGGAGACAGCCCAAGCAACATGAATCAAATCCTGTTTGGCGATGTTGTCAGAATAGTAGCAGAGGACTTGCCCGGATATGACGACACAGCAAATAATGAAAAAGCTAAAAGAATGGTACAGGCAGCAATGGCCATATTAAGGCAGGCAGAATATACCAAGCAAGATGTATCCCTTTTTAACAGGGATGACGTGGCTTCAACTATTACTCAGTTTGCAAACAGTAATGCACGCATGGGGGAATTAGTTTACAACGGAGCGGGCATTTTAGACGGGCACGCAAACATGAAACAAAAAGTTTCAACAGGTGCGTATGCAAAAAAAGAAACACAAGCAGAAGCACTAGCCAAAGTCAGAAAAACAGATCCTCTTCCAGACCCTACCAGTGAAACAGATAAATTTAAAAAAGCAGCAAAAACAAAAGCAGACGCAGCAAAAGCAAAAGCAGACGCAGACGCAGCTATGTTGCTTGCGGGAACAGGAAAGCCAGGAGATCCTCTTGCAGTTCAACCTGTTAAACCAGCCCCAAAACCCGGGGACTCACCAATGTTAGAATGGACAGCTGAACAAAAAGCAGCAGGGAATCTGTCTTCACAAGCTGCAACTGACCCGTATGGAAATATCCCTGGAGCTGAAGCTGCATACGGAGCTTTATCGCCAAGGCAAATAGCAGCAGGATTGCCAACAACCATGGAAGGAGGGTTTAGCCCTTTTGCCCAGCAAACATACAGAAGAATGTTAACTCCGTTGGCACAGGAAAACGGCGTATTTGATTTCTTATCAATTGCAGGGATTGCTCCAAGAATGGCAATGCCAGGAGACCCTACTACAGTTAATCCGGCGTTATCTTTCAGAGCATTTTTATCACAGGATCCATCTGTTATAACTCAAAATATATCTGAGGGATTAGGCATTCTAGAAAGTGCAAAATTAAAAGCTTCAACAAATATGCAAGGTTTTATAGCGGGGGTTGGATCAACAGATCAGGAAAGAGCGGTATACAATGCGTTCTTACAAGACCCCAGTGCAGAATTTGATTTAAGAAGTTCTCTTGCAGACAGGGCTTATCCCGGAGTTGTGGGAGATGCAATTAAAGGTGCATTGAGTGCTCAGTATTACAGCACACTATCTACTAATCCAATAGCATTGTCACAACCAGGCTTTTATAAAAATGCATTTAAAAATTATATGCCTACAGGAGTAATGACAAACTTTGTTTCTTCTGCAGGGCAAGAATTAGATGAGAATACAGCTAATGCTGTAGAAACAGCAGCAGCAAACACAGTGGTGGCAGACGGCACTAAAGATGATAAAGTAAATATAGAGCCTAATCAAATTGAGAAAACAGTGGAATCTGTAGTTAATAAATTTGATCCTTATGTATCTCCTCAAATGATAGCAGACGCAGCAAAAGAAGGTACAATAACCTCAGCCGCCTCCAAAGCAACAGCCCCAGCAACAGCCCCAGTAACAGCACCCAAACCCACACCCGCACCAGCTCCGGCAATAATAGATAAAGGAGTGTCGGGATTATATGATATAGAGGGGTGGGGAGCCCCGGGGGGGAGTCAATCCCCCGTTATCCCAGGAAGTGTGGGAGGAGGAGATCCTTCTGGAAGTATATGGAACCCAGATAGCCCTACCCTTGCACCTACCATACCTGCCACACAAGGCTTAGGAGCCTCTTTAGGAGGTGAAATGTTAGGATATGAGGATCCAAGAAGTTTGTACACAGGACGTGACCGTGCATATGCTCAATTATTTAGCCCCAATGCAATGCAACCAGGGGCTAATATTACTTCACCCGTAGCCCCCGTAGACACGGGAACCCCGATGCTTGATGACATGGGGATGATCGCTCCACCTGCTACAACTGCTCCATCGGGAGTGTCAGAAATGGAACCCGGAAGAATGGATCAGTGGCGACTAGACGACACTGTTCGTGATATGGATGCTGTAAATTATGGAATAACTAATCAAGCCCCTTATAAACCAACAGGAATGGCAGATTATTACACAGAAGTGAGAGACCCAAGTGAAATGTTTGATGTTCATTCGGATCCCGCTTATCCTAACCCAGATGCACAGTTTCTCAGACAATACCCTTACTCACCACCAGCTACTCCACCAGGTGGAATTAATATGTACTCTCCCGTTCCCGTGCCACAAGTAACTCCAGGCCCCACAGGAAGTGAAAGGCTAGGTACGCCGACACAACCATTAACTGGCCCCAGCAATCCACCCGGATGGCCGGGGGCTCCGCCAATCAGCCTTGATATGGGTGGCGAATATGGTACCGGGGTTGAGCCTATCAGAACACACCCACTTGAAGGCGAATTTGATAACGCCCTTGCCAGGCTAGGGATTGGTGGTGCGGGCAGGTTGTTTCGAGATTACCTTAAACAGGGATGGGGAATAGAAAGTGAAATGGATATCCAAAACTTTATGAAAACGCCTGCGGGGATGAATGCTTTTCGTAGCTTTAACCAACCCACAGCAACTAATGCGGGGTTTGGAGGAAGCGGAGGAATAGGGTAATGTCATACACTTTTTCAGACAGGTACATTAACCCGACTGATTTATCAGATCGGTTTACCGCCGAGAAAAAAAGACCAAAAAGGGACAGCAGTGTTTTTCAGAACTTTCTGTCACCTTCATGGCAACAAGAAATTGGAAAAACTTTTCTTGAACAAAACCCTTTAGCAGCATATTTAAGTTCCCCCACAGGGGAAGCTTTTACAAGAGAAGGGTTAATTGAAGCAGAGCCGGGAACTATGGGCGGAGCCATGAGAGGGCAAACCCCTGCAAAAAGAAGGTTCTTTCAACAAAGCTTTCAGGATGTTTATAATGATTATCTGGCACAACTTGGAGGGCAGGCCAGACAGGGAGAAATTCCCACAACTACATTTAGAGAACACTTGGCAACAGATCCTTTTACCGAAAGGTATTCAAGGTTAACGCCAAATGAAAGATCATATTACGGAGCACAAAGGCAATCAACCTTCGCTCCCAGAACAAGGCAGATATTTTACTAATGGGAATGCAGGATTCATTTAGAAAATGGCCTCAGGGCGTTCCCGTAAGACGTAGTAGCCCGACGGATCCATCATCTTTTAGTGCGTTTGTTCCTGCACCAACAAGCACGCAGAATGTTCAAAGAAAACGATCTCCTGTAGGAAACTTATCATCAGCCTCATGGTGGTTTGACCCTCTTTACGGAAGGGAAGAAGCAGGTAGCCGAACAGGGTGGAAAGGAAGCCCCGTTACAGGCGTCCTAGGAGAATTTACAACAAGCCCATTTGATTTAGCATTATTAGGATTAGCAGCATTTCCTTTGACATCATGGGCAGGAATCCCTGCGTTAGGATTAAGAGTTGCAAGCAAACTTCCAGCAGCAATTAGAATGTCAAGAGCAGCACACGCTGCGGCAACCGGAGGAAAAGCGTTAGCAACTCCGGCTAGATTAGCAGGAAAAATACTTGACCCGGCAGCGGGTACGGCAGCAGCATTACCTTCAAGACTTCTTGTTGAAACAGGATTAAATATTGGAGCAGGAGCAGGAGTAGAATATGGCGGTGAAGTTGGAGGAGTTCCAGGAGCAATTATAGGAGGGCTGGCAGGCGGAATAGGGGGAGCGTACGGAACATCCAAGGGTGTAAAAGGGCTTAGGAAAGGATACGAGAAAATTCTTAAATTACCCTCAACAGAAGATCATGTAAAAAACCAAGATATTGCCCTTTTTAATAAAAATAAAAAAATAGCAGAAATACAGGAAGACCCCAAGCTTAAACATTATGTAGGGCAAGACCCCAAGGATCCGGACAAGTTTGATATAGATGGTTATTTACTCGACACAGATTTAAAGCATTTAAAGTCCAAACAGGAAGCGTTTGCTAAATGGGCTGATATGATGAAAAACAAAGTACATCCTTCGGTAAGGGCTGTTATTTCAAAAGGACAAAACATACCCGGATATTCAAGGTTTTCTAAAGTAGTGACAGACCCTCAGAATTTAGGGGAAAATATAATTTCAACGGCAATGAATCCTCACAGGCTGTTTGACCCTGCCATATATGCCCGGGGAAAACCACAGCAGGCAGCTCATGTGGCAGAAATGCATAAATACAGGCAAAGTTTACTAATAGACAGAATGGATAAATACATACGCAGCCCGTTAAAAAGCGGAAGGCATTTTTACGACGATTCCGTTCTTGGAAACGTAGAAGAATCTGCTACCACTTTACAGGGAATAAGGAAAAGGCTAAGAAAGGGTAACCCCAGATACGGAAGAATTACAGGGGGGCCTTTAACGGAACCTTCAAATATGACCAAAATAAATAACGCATTAAAAAAAGCCGGAATAAAAGACAACACGGGGAAAGTTAAAAAGTTAACGTTTACTGAGGAAGGGGGGTTGAATATCTCTGAGCAGGAGTTAGCAGAAATGTATTTAAGCCCAGGGTCAAAAGAAGGGGCAGTATGGAGAAGCTTAGATGAAAGCATTATGACTGCCGACATTAAAGAACACATAGGAAGATTAAAAGAAATATACCAGTTTAGAAGAGAATTACTAAAGAGGGCGAGAGGAAGAAACAATAAAAAAATAGACATGAAATATATTTACGAAGGGGATGATGCTATTATTCCTTTCGCAAGTGGCGACCCTACAGAAATAGATGCTGTCATAAAGGATGCAATCGACAACACTGATCCAAATACTTTTCAGGGGATGACAAAAAAACAAGTAAAAGATTTGGTTACTTCAAAAGGGCAATTTTATATGGGAAGGCACGTTGTCCACAAGGTTGATCCGGATACCGGAGAAATACTACAGGGAATGGAACTTGGTGGAAGCTTTTATAAAATAACCAGGGGAACAAAAGGGGGCTTTGAAAAACAAAGAGAGTTTCAATGGATAAGTGAAGGAATGGATGAAGGCTGGGTTTATCAGCCTGCTCATGTATCCGCAATACATAACATTCAAAGTGTAATGAAAAGAATAAATGATGTTGAAATGGCAAGGATTCTTGAGTCGGAATACAAAGAGGCATACAATCTCAGAAGAGATAAAACAATAGCAAAGCTTTATGGGAAAGACGACGTTGAGCAAATAACAGAAAAAGTTGTTCTTGACACATGGAATCCCAAGAAACAAGGAAAGCCTACACAGGAAGCTGTCAATCAAGAAGTGAAACTGGTGTCAGCATTGGTAGATAAAAAGCAATGGCGGGCAATGTTAGATAAAGATAAAGAGCTTAAAAAAGCTTCAGAGGATTTGCCCAAAGATTACGATAAAGCCAACAAGATTATATTGGCTTCCATGGACTTGCTAGGCAAGATAAGAAAAAACCCTAAAACCTTTAAAAGAATAAAAAGTGAAGTAGAAGAGTTGACTAAGTTAAGAAGATTTTTTCCTGAAATAGACGACATACTTGGTGAAAACTTAATACTCAGAACAAACAAGGGGTTGGATAAGTTAATAAAAGAATTAAGAAAAGATGTTAAATCCGAATATAACATGAAGGATTATCATTTAAAGTTCGCAGTAAAACTACAGCAGGCCAGAAGGGTGTTTGGGCTGAAGTCTAAAATAGATCAAATCCCAACTGACAGAAGAACACGGGCATATAAAGAATGGGTTGAAAGTGATGATGGCAAATACTTTGAAGGGATAGCAAAAGAATTTCAAAACGACTTTGCCCAGTATGTAAAAAGCCAGGAAGATATAGTCAGGGATATAGCAAAAGCTCAAGGGAAACCAATCCCCGCAAGAACAAAAATAAAATCATCTGATATGTCAGCAGACATTAAAAATCTTTTTGATAGCCCCGAAGATTACGTTGGGGTTAAACAGGCCTTTGACAAAATGGCACAAACAGGATTTACAAATATAACAAAATCAGAAGTAGAGAAAGCAATAAAAATACTTGATGCACAGATGAGAGTGAGAAGAGGGGCTAAAACAATTAATATAACAGAAGATGACTGGAGAAGGGCTTCAGCATTTTTAAACAAAAGTGTATATCGTAAAAACATTGCATCAATAACACATCATTTTGAAAACTATGTAAATTTAGAAAACATAGACGTTGCTGCTTTAACTAAAAGATTAGAAGATAATGTTGATGACTTGATCAGCAAAACGAAAGCGTATAACGAAAGGTATAAAATATTAATTAAAAAACAAGCGGATCGAAATAAATTTCTTGAAATAAGTACCCGAAGCCCTCTTTTTAAAAACTTGTACGTTAATGCAAAGCAAAGTGACCAAAGGGCAAGAGATCAACTGGCAAACAGCATAAGAAAAATAGAAGAAATATATAAGCCTCCCGCCTTATTAAAATACGCAGAGGAGCTCAATGCGGTTCAAAGGCTTGCGGCTTTAGCTCTGGATGCAAGCTTGGGGGGGATTCAATTGGCAACAGTCCTTGGAAACCATAGCCCGGTTTACCTCAAGGCAATGGGGAAATTTATACAGCAAACATCAAGGGCACTAACTAATCCGCAAGCAGCCAAACAAGCTAAAATTGATATGTATACCCAGGCGGACAATGTAGAAATAAGATCAAGGTCTGGGATAATTTTATCAGGAGACCCCAGGCAGGGGAATATGAATCTGGAATTTCAGCAAGCTTTAGAAAAAAACAGATTACTAGACAGATTTGGAAGGTGGGTAGAAACCCGCCCTTATGGAATGGGAGTTGCCGGTGGTGCGGTTAAAGCCCCTATAGGAAGAGTGTTCGGAGGGTTTGGCGATTCCTTTGCCTTTGCAATGGATTACGCAGGACTTGAAATCAGAAAGGGGCTTGATCCAATAGCAACCGATGCAAAAACTGCAGCGGCGTTAGATAAGTATGTTGACTCAATAAGAGGGCTTAGTAGTTCTCAGGCATCTGGAGTATTAGCCTCTCAAAGATTTAAAGAAGCGATGACGTTACTTGCCCCCAGGTATAGAAGAGCAATGTTTACTTTGTATGGGCTGTCATTACAAAAGGGGCCTGTCGGTTCGCTTGCAAGACGAGGAATAGTAAATACAGTTGGAGGGTTTATGATGCTTGCAACCGCTTTTACATTAGCACAATCCGGATACAACGAAGATAGCCCGGAAGAAACAAGAGCAAAAGTATCCAAAGTATTGGATCCAACAGATTCCGATTATATGCTGGTAGACTACGGAGGGCAAAAAGTTGGAATAGGAGGGAAGCTTGTTTCAGATGCAAAGTTTATTGCGAAAGTCATATCCTTAAATAAACAGCAAATCCTTTCAGACGAAGAACGCCAGGATTATGAAAGCTTTACAAATTTTAATTTCCAGGAAAACCCCGGGTTTAAGTGGATAAGAAGCCAGTTGGCAGCAGCTCCCGGAGAAGCGTGGAACCTACTTGCCGGAGAGAATTATATGGGGGAAAGATATTGGAACAAAGAAGATGACATGGAAGGAAAGATTTTCACAGGGGCAAGACAGATGAGTGAAAACGTATTTCCTTTGTGGCTACAAAGTATGCTATATGATACTGATTGGGGGAACATGGGTTCCGATGAATTTATAGGAATGGGGACAAGAGTAACTTCTGATTTTCTTGGATTAAGATCCTGGCCTGAAAACCCCGGAAATTTATTACACAAAGAATCGTGGGACATGATTGGAAAATCTTATTCAGATCTAGAGCCATATGAGAAAAAAATATTAACACACAAATTAAGAGAAAAACTGAACCGATGGCAACGACAGCAAATCGAAAGGTCTGACAATGAAATAACTCATTATTTTCACGACAAAAAAGAAATAGATATAGAGTTCTATCAGGGGGTAAGAGCATTAATGGATAAATACCCGGATACAAAACAGGGAAACAGAGATTTAATGTATCGTTATAATAAGTTAAAAGACTACAGGAAAGGAAGGCTTTATGAGAAAGGCTTGGATATGGAAGATGAATGGCCTAACAGAGATTCTGATAATCCAATATTACAGGCATTAAATGAAGCTTCAAACATATTTGACATAGAAGGAGTACAAGAAGCAGTAGGGGTGTATGATTGGGATTTATATGAGGACGAACTGAATAAACTCAAAGCTAAGTCAACCCCGGAACAGGTGGCAGCTATTGACAGAAATCAACGAGATATGCCGTATCCAATGGAATTTTTAAGAAGGATGCAAAGATCGAATCCAAAGGAATACCAAAGAATAATGCAAAGCCAGGCACTGAGAGAGCAGGAGCTTATTAAGCGGGGTGATCCTGAATTAATAGAAATATCCAGAAGAAGATTTTTCATGCTAGATGAGGAAGGAAATCTTGACATCGAGCTAGAATAATTATATTTTATATATGTGAAATACCAATTAGGAGGGCAATTTGGTAAACGAAAATAACGAAACACAATTAAGTTTGAATACGGAAACAGAGCCTACAGCTCCGGCTGAGGTTCCGGTAGAAACTTCAGCAGAACCTCAAGAAGGTCAAGAGTCAACAGCAGTACCTCAAGAAGGTCAGCCTACAGACTCTGCTGGGGGCACTACATCCACAGCTGAACCCGTATCCCCGGACAAACCTCAGGAAACTGTAAATACTTATCCGGGAGAAACTACGCCTGTTGACACTAGTTCTTTGCAAAAACAACTTGAAGATCAGCAAAACAGAATGGCACAGCTCGAACAAGAACGGCTTGTCAATCAAGTAAAAGCACAGGCAGAGCAGTATAGGTCTCAACTGGTTAACCAGGGATACACCCCTGAGCAGGCACAGGTAAACGCTGAGGCTCATTACAGGCAACAGGTACAGCAAATTCAGACAACAGAACAATATAAACAAACTTTAGATTTCAAGGAAGGTCAATACAGAGCAACTCTACATTACGGTAAACAATACAATATAGATCCTGAACAGTTGTTGAGATACAACACTCCTCAGGAAATGGAACAAGCTGCAAAACATCAGTCTGAAGTTAGGGCACTCAAAGAGGAAAACGCCAAACTTAAACAGCAGAAAGTTCCTGCACAGAGCTTTGACAACAACACAGCTCCGGCAGAAGCCAGTTCTAGCGAGGAAAGATTATTGGATCAATATTTACAAGGGGTTCGTAATCCGGACACCGAGGCCGCGGCTCGAAGAGCAGCAGGTGTCGGTTAATTTATTTACCTTAATATAAGGAGATGTCGAAATGGCACAGACAGCGACAACAGGTAGCCTGGAAAATGCGAGTAAGATAATTATCGCAGCAGCTAGGTATACCGAGGAGCATAACGCTCCTGCTATGGCTCTAATAGAGAGCTTTAGCCTTCCTAAAGGAGCTAAAACCGTTACAGTCCCAAAAGTTGGGCAGATGACAGTGGTTGATTTAGCAGACGGGCAGGACATTATTGACGAAGAAGATATTGGCATGACAACTGTTGACTTAACAGCAGCAGAGGTTGGAGCCAAAGTTATCTTAACTGATAAACTTGTTCGTGAACAACAAAACAATGTATTCACTATAATTGGTAAACAGTTAGGTGATGCAATGGGAAGAAAGAAAG